GAAACTCGTGACAAAATTTTTTCACTCAAGATTAAAGATAAAAAACCTTTCATCATCGGGACAACCAAAGCGGGTAAAACCGTTATTGGAATTGAGTACGACACTAAAAAGAGAATTCTTCGATATAAAGAATCTTCTTCCTCTAAAGTTATCAAAGAAGCATCATTCACTAAAGTCTTTAAAGACAAAGATTTTGGTGGTGGTTCCGGTTCCGGTGGTGGCGCTGAAGATACCAAGTATACTGAATCTTTACAGTGTTATTATTGTTCTTATGTTTTCAATATTAAGAAGGGCAAGTGCACTTCCGTATCACCCAAAGACCTTAAATCAGCCGAGAAATATGTTAACGCTGACGTTTCATTAAACGATTGTTTGAAGAATGGTCCAGCGAACTGGATTGATACAGACGTTTACATAAAGACCGCTAATACACTATTTGATAAACATGGAAGTAAGATGAGAGGTGCGGTATACTTTCATCGTGGTTCTAAGTTTATGAATGAAGTGTATAAAGCAAAGGCAGACTGTCACAAGACTGATAAACAAAACGGAATGCCTCAAGCGCCAGGCAGTTTCTCCAATGACAAATGGAACCCTGGCGATATTTGGGCTTCTACATTTAGACCTACTGAGTCTCCATTAAAAGAACATACCAGTAGTTGGGGTGAACTTAATTCTGCGGTATATGATTTAGCGAAAAAAGGTAAACTGTTAGGAATATCACTGAAGAAAGTATCAGCGAATCAAGCAAAGGCTAACTGGACAGAATTTAATACTCCAAGTCAACTGGCTAGTAGACCTGCATACAAATTTATAAGTTTTACTTACGGTAAGACAGGCGACTTTTTTAATTCACAAGACATCTATGTGAAGACCAGCGAAGGTGATGTTCAATTTAGAACCTTTGGTGGAGACACTTCGTGGCAAGGTGAGATTAAAGGTGGTGCTGCAGCTGGTGGTAAAATTGGCGGTGGTAATGTAAATTTTTATTGTCAACAAGTGTTTGGAAAAACAATATACGGTGGGTTTGGTTCTGAAAGAGAGTACCTCAACTGGATTAAACAAAACGAAACAAATGGTAAGTTTCAAGAACAACTATACGAGTTATATAAAAAATACAATAGTAAGTCTCAACCTAGTAAACCATTAATGGAAAAACCAGAGTTTATGACCTTTATGGAAGAGTCTGATTATAATTTTAAAAACAGTAAAGCGATATGTATGCAGTTCGTTGATATTCTTATGAGTAGTACAGCTGCAAAGAGAAACGAATTCACAACTAAGATGTTTCGTTACGCACAATCAGATACAGATCAATCAAGTTACTTTGTCAAACTATATTAAATGTATAAATAGTATGAAACCTTTGCGAGATTTCTACAATGGCGTGGCAGAACATTCCAGGCAATCCAAATTGGCAGTATGATGACAATCCGCCAGATCCAGGCGGGAAACAGACTGCACTCTGGCAGAAACAAACTGCTGGTGTTCGCACCGATGGTTCTCATCAAGTCTATACTCGTGTTCGCAAAATAACTGACACCGCTGATGCAACTCGTGGTGAGTTGAGTAAGACTTTTTGGGATGAAAGAATTTAATATATTATGGAAACATTTTCAGACTTTTTAACGGAACAAAAGAACACTCATATGACCCATATCGAGGACAAGGTTCTCTATGGAGGAGTGAATGGTACTCGACAAGCTATCTTTGCGTTACGTGATTTGAGAGATATGCTTTCCGGTAAAAAGGAAGGTCGAGTCTCGGTGAAGTGGGACGGAGCACCTGCAATCTTTGCGGGCACAGATCCCCGTGACAATAAGTTCTTTGTTGCGAAGAAAGGTATTTTCAATAAGAACCCAAAAGTCTACAAGACTGATGCTGAGATCGACGCAGACACATCTGGTGATCTCGCAATCAAATTAAAAGATGCTCTTAGATATCTTCCTGATCTGGGCATCAAAGGAGTCATTCAAGGTGACTTCTTGTTTGGACGTGGAGATCTATCCACCGAAAACATTGACGGTAAAAGATACGTAACCTTCCATCCCAATACAATCGTATATGCAATTCCATACGAACAGTCTGCACCCGTCCGAAGTGCAAAGATAGGAATCGTATGGCATACAACATATACGGGTAACACGTTCGAGACAATGCGGGCCTCTTATGGTGTCAATGTCAAATCTTTAAAATCGTCAACCAATGTATGGTCTCAAGACGCAATGCTTCGAGACGTTACCAATGCCACTATGTCAAAGAGAGAAACCGATGGAGTTAATGAAATATTATCGGAAATTGGAGTTCTATTTAATTCTATTAGCGGGAAGACATTACGAGAACTGGAAGCAAACCAAACCCTCGCCCAACACATCGAAACCTTTAACAACACCTTCGTCCGAAAAGGTGCAACAATCAAAGACACCAAACAACACGCCCGAAAACTGATCACTTGGATCAAGTCCAAGTATGCAAAACAGATGTCACTTCGTAAGACGGCTCGAGGAAAACAAACACAACGTAATCAAATGAACGATCTTCTAAAATTCTTTTCGAATCAAAACTTAGAAAATTTAGAAAAAATGTTTGAATTACAAAAATTAATTGTTCTCGCGAAGATGAAACTTATAAATAAATTGAACAAGTTGCAAGATATCGACACCTTTGTCAAAACCTCTAGAGGGTTCAAAGTAACGGGTGCTGAAGGATATGTTGCAATTGATAAGTTAGGTGGTGATGCGGTAAAGATTGTTGATAGATTAGAATTTTCATACAACAACTTTTCGCCAAATATTTTGAAGGGATGGGATAAACCAACGAGGAACTAAAAGTGGCTAAACCACTTCGTTTTAGTGACTTCCAGGCAGTAGACTATACGCCCGGAATGGACGATCAGATTAGTAAAAACGCAAAAGACCGTAAACGGGACGAGGCTCTGGATTTTGCTCAGAGACGGGCTCGTGGTCGCTTGATGAAAAGAATAAAAGCGAAACTAAAACTCGGTCGTGCCAAAGCAGCACGTAAGACTGCTTCAATGGATGTTCTTAAAAAGAGAACTGCAAAGCAAGTAAGAAACGCTCTGTTTTATAAATTTTCAAAGGGTAAATCTCGTAACGAAGTCCCCGCTGCACGTAGAAAAGAAATAGAAGCTCGCATCGATAAACTACCTCAATCACGTATTCAGAATTTAGTTAAAAAGGCCCTTCCAACTGTTCGCAAAATGGAAAGGGAAAGAAAACGTCAAAAGACGAGTGGTGGTGCGAAGTAATGATACCTACATTTAAACAGTTTTTAGTTGAAGAAAATCGCGAAGCGTTTTTCACGTTTGGAAGAATGAATCCTCCAACTATTGGTCATGGAAAATTAATGTCGGTTCTCGGCACCAAGGCTGGGCGTAATCCGTATTACGTTTATCTTTCTCAATCATCTGACCCCAAAAAAAATCCACTCTCTTATGATCAGAAGATTAAACACGTTCGTAAGATGTTTCCAAAACACGCTCGCAATGTTATTCTGAATAAGAAAATTAAAACCGTTATGGACATTGCAAGTTCTCTTCACGATCAAGGTTTTAATCGAGTCACAATGGTTGTGGGTGCGGATCGTATCACCGAATTCGAAACGCTCTTGAGAAAATACAACGGTGTAAAAGGCCGTCACGGTTTTTATAACTTCGAAAAAATCAGTGTAGTTTCTGCTGGTGAACGTGATCCGGATGCGGAAGGCGTTGAGGGTATGTCCGCTTCCAAACAACGGGCTAATGCACAGAAAAACGATTTCACTACATTTTCTCAAGGTGTACCATCATCAATGTCGGATAGAGACGCTAAACGTCTTTTCAATGATATCCGTGTTGGTATGGGATTGAAAGAAACTAAAGAATTCAAAAATCACATAAATTTGGGTGTAGTATCTGAAACCAGAGAAAGGTATCTCGAAGGTGAACTTTTCAATGAGGGTGATCGAGTTATAACCAAAGCAGGACTTTCAGGACACATTCATCGTCTGGGAAGTAATTATGTAATCGTCGCTCTAGACGAAGGTCGTATTTCGCGCCAGTGGTTGGATGACGTAGAACTCGAAGAAAGGCTGGATGGTCGATCCACGACTGATTTGATCAAGTCATTCTTTGATCGTCATAAAAATAAGAAGAAGTATCAACAAGCGGTTCGACTGTTCTTGGATATGCGTAAGAAGAATCCTGGCCAGGCAAACAAGATGTTACACAAAGTCGGTCAGATGACAGGTGCTGACATTCGTGAACTTGATCGAGTACTCCGTGATATGGTTGCAAAGGGCGCTATGCCTAAACATCTACTGAATTATCCATCGTTACAAGGTGTGAAAACTGCACCCTTTCGTGAATCAACCCAACCTGAATGGGGTACAGATGCTTCGACCCGTAAAGCGAAGAAGATGACTCCCAATGAAGATTCTGTACAAGATCCGGATATCAAAGATCGTAAAGGTACACAACCGAAACGATATCATACAGGGTTGAAAAAAGCAACCAAGATCGCTAGGGATCGTCACTTCAAGAAACACGGAAAGAAAGCGGATGACGATTCTTCTGCCTATAAACCCGCGCCTG